TATATTCAAATTTGAGAATAGGAGAATTTATATGGGTATTAATGATAGAGGTAATCAATCTGGCAGAAGATCAAAAGAAGATGACACAATAATGAATATCGCTGATAGGGCTTTAGAATAATTTAATCAGGTGGTGATATGATGACGCTCGATACAAAAGCGGGACCATATAATATAGAAGGAACAGGTCCACAAACTGGAAGAAGAATAATCGAAGATGGATCCACAGTTAATATAGGAAATATTGCGTATGATGAACGATATGCTACAAGCTTAATTAATGGGAAACCACAAGGAACTGTTTTCGGTGTTGATATGATTGTTGATGAAGAAATCCCACAGGTAAAAGCTAAATGGGATATGGGTTTAAATCCGACTTCACAAGCTATTATCATTGGTACTGGATATGCAAAAGTTACAACTAATCAAACAACTTTAGAATTAGGAACCGGCACTGATGCAGACGGAGCTATTAAAATAAAATCACAGAAACGTATAAGATATTCACCGGGTTCTGCTATATATGGAACTTTTACTGCTGCATTTCCTAAATTAGAAGATTCCAATGGTGATTATACAATGGGATTAGGATTGTATGATTTTAACGAAGGTTATTTGCTAGCTCAAAGACGTAGAGGTGATATATTAGAATATGGTTTTATACTCATTAATAATGGTAACGAACTATTTGTGCCTTATAATGGAATATTACCAATTGATCCTGTTGATCTTAATAATCTTGTTATATATAGGTTGGAAACTGGATATTTAGGAACAGCACCAACAAATATTTATTGGAGAGATACTGTAAATGAAATCTTTAAAAGATATCATAGGCAAGTATATAACCAACGCACAACATCAGTTTTAAAGCCTGATTTGCCTGTAGGTGCATTTGTAAGAAACGAAGGTAATACAAATAATTTAACTTTATTGAACGGATCTTATGTTGCTGGTACGATTGGAGGTAATTTTGAATTCGATGTATCTGCTAGACCACAAACTTATGAAAGAGATTTAAGCGCACCACCTGGAACAGATCTAACATTATTTGCATTTAAAAATGAAGAAATTGTTAGTATGGTTGGACAAGTTGATATAACAGGAATTCCAACTTTCAGAGATTTTAATAACAGCGTAGCTTCACAATTATTAGAAGTTAAATTGGCTGCTCTTGATAATAATAAATTAGTTAATGTTGATTTATATATTGCTGATATATCCGATATAATAAGTGGTACATTTACACCTATTAAATTAGGATCCTCAATATTAGAAGTTTCAGAAGATGCAGTAATTGATTTAACTAATGCTGAAAAATTAGAAGGTTATCGATTGGTAAAAGATGGTCAGAATCCAGATCCTGTAATAAGCACATTTGATCTTTTATTTCCTGGAAAAGTTGCTATATTCGTTTATACTACAACTTCGGTCACGTTCGATTTAAGTGTTTTTATCAAATATCAAGATTTATTATAGGAGGTCAATATGTGCAATCATGAAAACGAAATAATAATTGAAACAACTGGAAAATATTTTATTTATATGTGTAAAGAATGTGGATTAAAAAGAAAAGAAATGAAACAACAACCTAAAAAGAAAACTCTATTAGATAGAATATTAAGAAGGTGAGATTGTGGCATTATTAGATGATATGAAATTATTATTAAGAATATCCAATACAGCTTATGATACTGAAATTACGGATTTGATAAATGCTTGTGAATCAGAATTGATACTCGATGGCATAAATGAAAAGATTATTGACGATTTCATATCTGATCCAACTTCTGATAAGTTATTAAAAAGAATTTTTAGTGTGTATATAAAAGCTAATTTTGGTTGGGATAATGAAGATTCTGAGAAATTGATGGTAAATTACGAAAGTCTAAGAAATAGATTAACATTAAGTATAGAATATTACTATTTTGTTGTCACAATTAATACACCGGAGCAACAGAAAGTGATATTCGATGGAATCACGAAAGAAACTAATGATTCTGGAACAGTTATATTTTATAGTAGAGCTAAAAATCATATAGAATACATAGTAAATAATACAATTTATTATGTAGATATAACAGCTGATAAAATTATTGAGGTGATTTAATGCTATATCGTGATATAATAGAATTAATAACAATATCAGGAACAACGCAGAATGCCAAAGGTGATGATATCCCAAATAAAGTTTATAAAACTGTTTTCGTTAATGAGCTCGAGATACCATCAAGCGAATTCTATCAATCAATGGCCACAGGTATCAAACCTCTATTAAAATATGAGCTGCAATACATCGATTATTCAGACGAAGAATTTATCAGAGTGGGAGGCGTTGGGGGTATCGAATACCGAGTATTTAGAACTTTTAAAAAAAGTGAAAAGATTGAATTAACTCTAAAAGGTTTGGTGATATAATGCCTCTTCCAAAATCAGTAGTTAAAGTTAAATCTAAAAGTGTTGAATATATATCTAATGTAGATGCAGTACAATACACTTTAAATGAGCTTTCTAGAGCGGCGTTGAAAGATACGGGTAAATTTCTTAGAAAGCGCATGAAACAATTAGCACCAAAAGACGACGGCATTTTAAGAAAAAATATCGCTACTTGGGTTAGGAAAAGTAAAGACGGGACACCAATGCTTCAAGTAGGCGTATATGATCGCACTAGAGCTAAAAAGAAAGGTATACCATATGCGTTTTATGCTTTTATGATAGAATTTGGAACTTCTATAATAAAAGCACAACCATTTGTTAAACCCGCGGTATTTAACAATCTTGATGAAATCCAAAAGATACAGGCTCAATTTTTATCAGCTCTTAGCGGTGAAGTTACAGAACGTTTTGACGAGGACGAAGAGATAAAGGATGATTAGAGATGGATAATCTAAGAACAGTCGTTCACCAATATTTATTAACTCTTCATCCGAGAGTATATTTCATAGATACACCAAGTGATGCAATATTTCCATACATTGTTTATAAATTGGAGATACCTGACGATGACGGGGAATTTACTAAATTGGTTGATTTAGAGATTGATGGATGGGATGATAAAGATGATACAACAGCATTAGAAGATATGATGAGCAGTATTGATAATTTAAATAAGAAAGTCATATCAAGCGCGGATTTAACAGTAATTTTTTATTCAAATGTAAAGGGCCCATTAACAGATCCCGACCCTACTTTGAATCGAAGAAAATATAATTATTTAGGAAAACTATTTGAAAGGAGCTAATTATGTCATTAACTCAAGCGCAAATTGATAACATTCAAATTGATTTTGGAGTACTTTACAAAGATTTTGGCCTCGCTAGCGAAGAGCTTATAGGGGCTACTCGTGGAGGCGGTACATTCATAGCTACAAAAGTTTTAAGAGATATCGAATATGATGGACGAAAAGGTAAAACCGCCGGATTACAATCTATTGATGAAATTAATGCGCAATTAAACGTTACAGTAATTGACACATCTATGGATCTATTAGCTTTGGCATTACCTTATATCGAATACGCAGCAAATATTTTAACAGCTGAATCAGGAAATCTTGGAGTGATAGATTCATCAAAATATTTAACGAATTTGACTATGTTCGCAAAATTAGTTTCAGGCGAATACAAGAAAATCGCTCTTAACAACGCAATGAATGAATTAGATTTAACAATGGCAGCGATCCCAAAAGGTGAAGCTGAAATCGCATTAGAAATATTCGCGCATTGGGACCCAACTGATGACAATGTTGATCTTTATCAAATCGAAGATGTAGCAAGCATCGGCGGGGATACCACAGGACCTACAGTAGTTACAGTACCAGCAGATGAGGCGACAGGAGTCATAGTCAGTGATGATTTAACAGCTACATTCAATGAAGAAATCAAGGGTGCTGATGTAAATATTAACAACTTTATTCTGATGAAATCGAGCGATGCTACAATTGTTGCTGGTACTCTAAGCCATAATCCAGTTACACACGTAGTTACATTTGATCCTACATCAAGTTTAGATGCATCAACAGATTATATCTGGGTAATCTCGAATGTAAGAGATGCGCCAGGCAATAAAATGATACAAGTTGCCGTTAATTTTACAACAGCATAATTTGAGGGCTAATGCCCTCTTTTTTACTTAGGAGGATAATATGTTTACAATTAAGCAAGCTTTAAAAATAAGTGCAATAGTAGATAAAACCGGAGTGAAAATTACAAATCCAGAAGGTACGCCAGAAGAAGTTGGAGCAGATCTCATGTTACAAATCGCAACTAAAGCGTATAAAGCGGAAAAAGAGATCTATAATTTAGTTGCAAGTATTAATAAGATATCAGAAAAAGAAGCAGAAGAAGTAGATATTATGGAATTTGCAAAAGGATTATTCGGAGATAGTGATTTTCTCAATTTTTTCAAATCTGCAGTCAAACAAAAAATGAACGAATAATAGAATTATTATCTGTTTATGATTTGACTGCCATATTAGATTTACCTATAAGTGCGATTAATGGGCTATTACGCAAAGCAATTAAAAAAGAAAGAAATAAGCAGTTATATGAAACATGGCTGACTCTATACCCATTAATGTATTCGCATAAAATCGAATTTATATCTTTTGATGATTATAAAGAAAAATGTATAATTCCACAAACAAAATCAATAGAAAAGAAAGACATATTTATAGAAATGATATCACTAGCTCAGAGTACAAAGGGGGCGAAGTAGTGGAGATATTTAAATTATTTGGGAACATATTCGTAGATAATGAAAAAGCTAATGAATCCATACACAAAACCGATAAAAAAGCTACTGGTCTTGCAGGTACATTTGGAAAAGTTGGCAAATCCGCATTAGCCGTTGGTAAAGTATTAGCGGTAGGTTTTGCTGCAGGTGGCGCGGCAGCTATAGCACTAGCAATAAAAACAGGCGAAGCAGCTGATAGATTATTGGATTTAAGTTCTATATCTGGATTAAGTACAGATGAGCTTCAAAAATGGGAGCGTGTCGCTACAGTTGCCGGAGTTTCTGCAGATGCAATGAGCAATGTATCTCAGAAATTAACAAAACAAATGGACATACTTTCTACCGGAACTGGTAAAAGTGCCGAAGCATTAGAATCGCTCGGTATAAATTATGATGATTTTGCAGAATTATCAGCAGATGCTAGAGTTAATTTAATCACAAAACAACTTGGTGCTGTAGAAGATGGAACAGAAAGAGCTAAACTCGGTACTGATTTGCTCGGTGGATCATGGAAAGACTTAGCACCTATACTTGATGTAGGAGCTGAAGAACTTCAAAACATAAAAGATAATGCTAATATAATTTCTAATGATGATCTTAATAGAGCTAATGAATTTAGAATCAATGTAGACACCATGAAAGAGAGTCTCGGCATAATGGGACAAGAATTGGCTCTTAAATTCATACCGATATTAAATAAAATGTTTGATTGGTTTAAGAAAAACGGTCCATTAATAGGTGAGATATTTGATGCTGCTTTTGATTTAATAAGTAAAAGTATAAGTACAGTATCTGAATGGATAAATTTAAATCTAATTCCAATATTTCGACTTATGTATGAATGGGTAATATCAAATCTCCCGCTATTCAAAGCTATTTGGGAAGAAGTCTTCGGAATCATAAAAGAAGTTGTTGAAACAACAATAACAGTCTTTGAAAGATTGTTTTTACCCATCCTTAAAACCTTATTTAAATGGATTCAGAAACATATGCCAGAAATAAAAGCCACATTTAAATTTGTATTTAAAGTAATAAAAGGTATTATTATTATCGCAACTGAAATTATTGAAGCATATATTGATATTTTGATTTCAGCATATAAATATGTGAGCGGAACATTCCAACGTATTGGTGAATTTTTTAAATCAGCATTCTCAGGAATTGTAGATTTTATTCAAGATATAATTGATAAAATTGACCGATTTATTGGCAAAGTTAAGGATGCTGTTGAATCGTTTAAGAAATTTATTGGAATAGATAAAGACAAACTTGAAAAGCCTGATAATAGAGGCAGAGGTCCAACACCTACCTCGCTTCAATTACGTGGTGGTTATGCTAATGGAACTGAAAACGCAACACGAGGTTTACATTTAGTTGGTGAACTTGGTCCAGAAATAGTTGATTTTGGCGGTGGTGAACGTGTTATCCCAAATGAAAAACTCGGTGGGATCCAAAACAATTTTAATTTTGCTAAAGGCGCATTAATAATAAGAGAAGAAGCAGATATTAAAAAAGTGGCACGAGAACTTTATAATTTACAGGTCTCAACTAATAGGGGGTAATTATGGGTTTTGAATTTAATGGACAAAGCAGCGATGATTTTAATTCATATTTTGTGACAAACTCAATACCGATAATAGCCTCTAAAAGATCAGAAAGTTTTGAAGTTCAGGGGCGAGATGGTCAATATATCTTTGAAGATGGATACGATAATATTATAATAAGATTAAAAGGTACTCTCGCAAGTGGATCAACTATTTTGACTAGAAGAAAAATCGCTAGACAAATAGCTTTATGGTTATCAATTACAGGCACTTTGGTGTTTGATTATGAACCAGACATTGAATATGATGTAGTAAAGATTACAAACAATATAAATAAGGCCATTCGATTATCTATTGATGAATTCGTTATTGAGTTTGAATGTAAACCTTATCAAGTTAATACTTATTATAACGATTCTGTAACATGGGGTGAAGCTACAAGTACGTGGGAAAACATGGAGATACCCTGGGGTGGATATGATAGAAGTTTTGATGTTTCTGCAAGTGATACAATAGACGTAATTAATGCTGGAACATATAAAGCTCTTCCAATTATAAAACTTACAGGTACTGCAACAACAGTTACTATCGGAGCATTAACTTTTGAGAATTTAGCGGGTGAAATTTTTATAGATTGTCTTAATTCTATTGTTTATGAATTAAGTGGGCCAACAAAAGTTAATAGAATATCTGATTTTTCAGGTGATTTTATTACATTGGATCCAGGATCTAATCTTTTAGATATATCAGGTACAATAACAACATTAAATGTTGAATTTGATTATAGAAATACATTCTTATAGGAGGTTGCCATGTTCCCAAAAATTTATAATAGTTCAGGCGATCTTCTCGCCGTTTTGGATAATATTAAAAAAGAAACAGCCTCAATAATTCGAAGAATTAATGGTCGATTCACATTTCAATTTGAAGCAAGAGAGCAAGAGCTTAAAAGTGAATATTTCGATCCAGACAACAATGTAATAATAGCAAATCAAACCTTTGATATCAAATATATTGAACAGATGCATCAGAATTCGATAATTTACGCTATACAATGCGAACATGCTATCTATAGATTACAAGACGGAGAGAGTAATATTCTCGCGTCTTATGCCAATACTGGGACACCTACAAGCATTTTAACAGATATATTATCTGGTACAGAGTTCTCGGTTGGAACTATAGATTTTACTGATCCGATTACTATATCTGTTAATAAAGAAGTTACTAGAAAAGAACTTATAACTCTTTTCGCAAATCAACTTGGTGGCGAACTCGAATATACAGCCAAGGGTTTTACTATAAATATACTCGATACTATTGGACAAAATAATAATTTTGAGATAAGATTCGGTAAGAATTTAATAGGTCTAAGTAAAATTATAGATAAACGCGGTGAGCTTATAACTTCTTATCAAGTTGATATCATTGAATTAAAAAACAGCAATACTTATATCGAGAAAGGTTATCAAGTTTTAGAACAAATAGGTGTAGGTGATACGGTTCGTATAATCGATGAAGTTATAGGTTTAGATATTTTGAATCGGATAGTACAAATTGAATATAATCCTGTATTTGAGAAAAACACTTTTCTTGAAATAGCTAATACTATAAAACTCATAACAGATGATATTAATGAAATCGCTACTACAGCAGTTATACAAGAAAAATTATACAATAATGTTTCAATAAGTGCTGAAGAAGGTTTTGTTTCAACTAGAAGTGATAATAAAACTAAAACTATCGTGAATGCAACTGATGGTTTTGTTATTCAATCTGATACCGGATCAGGACTACAAGATAATTTTAAAGTTGATACAAATGGTAAAATTCAAGCAAAAGAAATTGTTATTGATGGATCAGGTGAATTTAAGGGATCGATTACTGCTGGTACTATTGATATAGGCTCAGGAACGTTTACTGTTGATGCTTCAGGTAACTGCATTGCTAATAGTCTTACAATAGGTGGCGGTTCTGGTATTTCAAATTTAACAGATGCCGGAGCCCTTGCAACTAAAGATAATGTTGACATGTCAACATCTGAAGTATTAAATAAAATAGCTGATAATATAACAGAAACTATAACACGTAAATGGGCTGCAGAAAGTGGTGCTGATGTAACGTTAAATAATACAGCTGCTGGTTTTACAGGTCAAGGTGATTTATCTATTCTTGATAGTATTTCCGAAACGTATATTGATAGTGATGCGGTGACTACTCCTAAAATAGCAGCTGGTGCAGTTATAGCTTCTAAAATAGCAGTTGGACAATTATCTGCAATAAGTGCAAATATAGGCGAAGTTACTGCTGGAATTATTACAGGTCTTACTTTTAGAACTGCAACTAGTGGAAAAAGAATTGAGATATCAGGTGATGATTTAAATACTTATAATTCATCTAATCAAAAAGAAGGTGTACAAATTGAATCCACTGATGATTATAATGAATTAAAATTTTATGAAGCTGGTTCTAGAATTTGTACATTTGGTTTTTCTGCTGGGATTGGTGCTGTAATTGATTCAACAGAAGATATTGTTTTATCTGCTAATACTGATTTAATAGTTGATGCTACTGATGATATTCGTTTAGATGCTGGTGATGATATAATTTTAGATAATATAACAACAAACTTTACTATGAATCGTGGTACAAGCGATATAACAATGTCAGCCGATGAAGTTAGAATGACGTTAAGTAATGATTGGGATTTACAAGTCAATGGAAATAGTTTGATTTATAATATTTCAACACAAAATTTAAGTTTTCAAATCGTGGGTGGAAATTTAGAAGTTTTTAATAATGGAGTTTATCAGGAGTCATATGCTCCTATATAAAATAAGGAGGAATAGCAATGGGAAAACAAATATTACTCGACAAAAAACAAGAAGTTAGAGGCAATGAAGCTATTATAACCGAAACTGTAGAAACAACAATGACAATCTCTGATT